TTATATTTCTCTACTCAAACAATATATTGAAGAGGAAAATCTAAAACAACAGCAACAACAAAGTGGCTAACGTAACAAGTTCAGGAAATACATCTATCAAACCCACAATAAATGCTGCAAAATTTATGGGTTCATCTCATGCAGCTGGAAGTGCTTTAGAGAATGAGATTAAGAATATTAATTTAAGACTTAGTTTTCTTGCAGGAGATATAAGAAAAAATCTTGCAAGTATAAATTCAATTACTGAAATACTAAATTCACATTCTCATATTGATGATGAGAATGATGTTAATAATACAAATAATGAAAATGAATCAAAATTAGATGAGATAAGTAATATTCTTTTAGATATTGGTAATGCAATGTCGTTAGATTTTGCGAATCGTATTGCAGAGAATAAAGAAGATATTGGTGATTTAAAAAAACAAAAATCTAAAGGAAAATTTGGAAGAGCAGAAAGTGGAGTAGAGAAACAAAAAAAAGAAAGGGTAGCAGGAAATATATTTACAAAGACTGCATCTAAGGCTGCTTCTCCTTTCTCAGATATTTTTGGTAAATTAATATCATTAGGTGGAATATTAGGTACTGGAATATTGACTAATGCTGTATTTGAATGGTTCAAGAATGAAGATAATCAAAAAAAGGTATCAAAATTCTTTAAGATACTTGTTAAAAACTGGAAGTGGATAATAGGCACTATTGGAGTTTTGGTAACTGCAAGAATAATTGCTGATTTAATATTATTAATAAAAGGAATTTCGTTGTTAGGTGGTTTATTGTTAGGTAAAGGTCTTTTAGGAAAAGCATTAATAGGAACACTATTATTAGGTAGTACTAAATTTTTACCTGAGGGTGGACAAGGACTTGGTTTAATAGAAAGACAAACAATAAAAATATTAGAAAATATGGAAGGTGGTGCTACAGAGGAAAATAGAAACCTATTAATAAAAGAGTTAGAAAAGGAGAGAGAAGAAATAGGTCCAATAGATCTTAGTTCTAGAAAAAGTGAAATAGATAATCAAATAAAGTTTTTAAAATCAGGACAACTTTCATCGAAGAAAGATATAATGACTAAAAAGTTTGATTTTAATCAAATGAAAATAGTTCCTATAGACACAAGTAAAATTAAGGTTGATAATCTCTCAAAAAAATCAGGAATGAATTTTATACCAATTAATCTACCGACAATTACTAAAAATCAACCACAATTACCAGCATTATCTTCTGTAGCAACTAATGTTTTACACATTTCTTCAAAAAATGTGAGTGATCCTTATAGACAATTGACTCCAAATATTTACGGAATATACGTGTAAGATATGGCAGTACCACTTTTAGCATTAGGAAAAATAGTATCGAGTGTAGTATCAGCAACTGCAAAAGGACTTACTGTTGCTGGAAAAGCAACTGCAAAAGGAGCTAAGGTAGTAGGAAGAGCAGCAGGAAAAGCAGCACGTGCTGGTGGAGAATTAGCACTTGATACGGCTTCTGCTGCTAAAAAAGGATTTATTAAGGGTGTAAGAGCAACTACAAAAGGACTTCAAAAAGCAGCAAGTGCTACTAGAAAGAGTATGTCAAATTTTGGCAAACGAATGTCTAGGAAGAAGACCAGTACTCAGAAATTAAAAAAGGATGCTCAGAAAATTAAATCTAAACTTACTCAAGATATTAAAAAAGTAAAAAAACAACGTCTTGATAGGGAAAGAATGGAAAGAAATGTTCTTGAGAGAAAAGAAATAAGAAATATGGAGAGAAATATAAAATCTTCTAAAACTCCAACAGGAAAAAAAGTACAATCTGTATTAAAAAGTCCTATGAGTATTATTGATAAAATATTCGGACTTGGTAGTATATTATTAACTGGTATAGTGGTAAATTCTATAGATGATATAATTAAAAAGTTTAAAGAATTTAAAGAAAATAATCAAGGTTTATTTGATAATATAGCAAAGATTCTTACGGTGATTAAAGATAGTTTCGTATATCTTTTTGATGAGTTGACAAAACCATTTGGAAAGGAAGGAGCTTTAGATGGTATTGCAAAATTTGATGATGATGGGAATCTTAAAAGTGGAAAACTTAAGGAATTGGAAGATGCAATTAAGAAACTTGGACCTCTATTAAACGCATTTGCAGAAATAAGGAGAATTAATGAAAGGTGGGAGAATAGAAAACCTTATGATTCAGATACTACTATAATTAAAGAGGAAATTGATGAAGATACTGGTGAAATTAAAAAATTAACTTCAAATGAATTTAATAAAAAAACTTATTATGTGGATCAGAATGGTATAGTAAGATCAAAGAAGAACGATTTACCAGCACTAGGATGGAAGTTTGCAACTGAAGAAGATAAAAAAATATTAGATAGAAAAGATTTTAATGATACTAATATTACACCTATTACACCAATAAACAAAAATAAAAATAATGGTCTTCAATCTTTCAATAGTGATGGAAATACTACACTTATGATTGCATATCAAAAAGAAATAGAATATATATCATTTCCAATAGGAAATTCTGGATCTTCTGGGGGATCATCAAATTCTGATATATCTTCAGAACTACCAATTATATGGAATACGTAAGATAAATGGCAAAAGCAGCACAAGCATCAATTTATGAAGTTCTTACCATTGATAAGGATGGTAAAGAAGTAAATCTACAAGGAAAGACTACGAGTTTTGATTATTATGAAAGTGTATTATCTCCTAATGTAACAGCATCACTTACATTTATAGACACTGGTGGTTCGGTAGCATATAAGAATGATTATGATAGACAAGAAAGATTTGGTTCAATATATAATGCACTTCCTATTACGAGTGGTGAGAAAGTTAAGTTTAGAATAAGAAATAATAATTCAGGTGCTCTTGATTTTGAAAGAAATCCACTCATTGTTAATAGTGCATCAAATTTAAATCAAACTTCTCAACAGAATGCAATTCTTCTTAGTTTAATATCTCAATCATCAATTACCAATCAGAATTCTACAATATATAAAAAGTATAATGGAAATATTGGAAACACTGTTGGAAATATTATAAAAGAATATTTGGGTACAGAACAAAGTAAAGTAAGGATTGATGATACTAGCAATGATTATTCTTTTGTTGGGAATAGTCAATCTCCTTTTGAATTAATAATGTGGTTGGCAGCAAAGTCTGTACCATCTGAAGGTAATGCTGGATTTTTCTTCTATGAGACGAGAACAGGATTTAATTTTAGATCAATTGATTCTTTAATTTCTCAAGAACCAGTAGCAACTTATTATAGAACAGATGCATTCGCAGCCAACGTAGATAATGCTAATAATGATTTTAAGATTCTATCTTTCGTTATTAGTAAGAATCAAAATTTTCTCAATAGCTTAAAAACTGGTGTTCTAAATTCACGTAATATCTATTTTAATCCTAAAACATTTGAAGAAGTTGAAGAACCATTTCAATTTACTGAATTATTGAAATCCTTGGGTAAGGATGCAGAAGAACCTGAAGTAGATACTGATATTAGTAGTGGAAAATTTACTAGAACTCATTTTGATATTCTAGATATTGGAGTACATAGTCCTGAAATTGCAGGTTCTGATAATAATGATCCGAATAAATGGCAAGCACAATCTACAATGAGATATAATATATTATTCAGTCAAGTGTTAAATATGCAAGTACCCTGTAATATTAATTTGAAAGCTGGTGATACCATTAACTGTAACTTTGAAATTGTTACACAAAGTAGTAAAGAACAAGGATCTGATGATCCAGTACAAAGTGGAAAATACTTGATTGTTGATTTATGTCATCATTTTGATTCTACCAGATCTATGACTTCAATGACTTTGGTTCGTGATTCTTATGGTCTATACTCTAAAAACAGCTAATGAAAAATAATTTAGGAACAATCGGTAATAATTATAAATGGTTCTTGGCACAAGTTGCTACGAGTCAAAATGAGACTGTTAAAGAAGGTACATGGGATGATACTCATGGAGATCGTGTAAAAATAAGAATACCTGGAAAACATCCACGATGTGCTTCTCAAGGACTTCCAGATGATAATTTACCATGGGCAATCGTTGCTAAACCAACCACACATGGAAATAAAAATTATATATCTAGTGGTATATGGGGTGGTGAATGGGTAATAGGATTCTTTATGGATGAAGGAGAACAACAACCTGTTATTACACATGTTCTTGGTAATAATGAAACAGAATATGAAACTAATAAATCAAATTGTCTAAAAAGAGTAAATAGATATAATTCTGGTATGAAACCAGGTAATCATCAACTTACAGTAGGAGATAAACCATCAGAACAAACAGAAATTAATAATGAGGATTTTTTAAATATGGAAGTTGACGTTCCTAGTACTTTTGATCCAACAAGTTCTTATACAGTGAATGGAATAACTTACGATACTGCCAGTGGAAGACCAATTTCTGATGATAGTAGTATAAACCTTAATCCTTCTCTATAAATAAACGTATACAATTATAATATAATGGCAGCAGTAACCAAACAATCATCAAATAATTATTCTAAACCGGGTGCTAGTACGAGTGAACAGATTATAACGTCTAAGCAAGTTGTCTTAACAAAATTAGAATCTCAAGCAACAGTAAATACTGGAGATCCTTGTGGTAAAAGTGAATCGAGTAAAATTAGTAGTGCACTACGAAATTTTTTCAAACAGTTAAAGAAGATTAAAAAATATGGTAAGATGTATGTGGATGAAGTATTATTAGATCTAAAAAATATAAGAAGTCTCATTAAGGATACTTCAAGTATTATTGCTGCTGCTCTCAGAACAATTACTCAAAGATTACGTAATTGGATAATAGGTAAAATTAGAAAAGCAATTCAGTGGATAGTTGATAAAATTTTTACTACACTTGCCAATACTATAAAAAGCACCATAGTTCAGCAAACGTTAAATCTAATTATATGTAAATTTGAAGAGATATTATCTGGACTTGCTGATTTTGTATCAAATTTTTTAAGTGAGTTAGTAGGTAAAGTAGTAAATATTCCTCTCTGTGCTGCACAACAATTTGCGAATGCATTAATTAATAATTTAGCAGCAAAGATTGATAGTGCATTGGCTCCAATTTTAGATGGAATAGGTGATCTTATAGGTGGAATTGGTAAAGTTGCAGGTTCAGTTTTTTCTGCTATTGATAAAATTCTTGCAATTGAGTCATTTTTATGTTTAGAACAAGATTGTCCAGAGATTACTGAGATTAATACAGATCCTTCAGATGATGCAGCATTTCAGACTGCTAAGGATAATTTTGCAAGTTTTATAGAAGTACCATCATCTTCTGATGTAGAAGATTCTATTGGTCAATATATTGATGGATTTTCAATTTTTGGGGAAAAAATATCAGATAGTCCAGATAGTGGACTTTCTTGTGATACAAATCCATATAGATGTGGACCTCCAACTATTGAAATTTTTGGTGGTGGTGGAATAGGTGCTGCAGGAAGTGCCATTGTTGATCATCTAGGACATTTAATAGGAGTTAATTTAGATAATGGTGGAGAAGGATATACCACCCCACCATTTGTTGCCATTATTGATAATTGTGAGCATGGACAAGGTGCATCCGCATATTCTGAAATTAATAATGAAGGAGTAGTAGTAAGAATTGTTATAGTTAATACTGGTAATGGATATGATAATCAACCTACTGGTGGTACTGAATTTGATGATGTTGTTGATGATGATGTTGATGGTATTGATGTTGTTGGTGGTATAATATCAGATTATAATGTATGTTTAGATGGTTTTGAGATTATTTCAACAGGAATTGGTTATTCTCCTACTGATGAAATAACTATTACACCTGATATACCTAATTTAGAGGTGAGTGTGAGTATGAATGAGCAAGGACAGGTTATTGAAATGCAAATTTTAGATAGTGTTTGTGGTATAACTGAGATGCCAGATATTGATATAAATAGTTTGACTGGAGCAGGATTAGAAGTCAGACCAATACTATCATTTAATAGAATTGTAGATGATTCTCCTCAAGAAGTTTCTGATAGAGTTGTCGAGGTTCCTATTGGTACTGATGAAGATGCAATTAGAATTCTTGCCCAACAGCGAAATATAGTCCGTGTCATTGATTGTGTGTCTTAAATTATGAGTAAAGTTTTTCAACCAGAGAATGTAGTAACTGATAATCCTCATGGAGCTATGGTGTATGGTCCTCTAGGGACAGAAGAGAATGATGATGGGACTAGATATTTACAAACAGTTAAAGGTGGACATACCCTTATAGTAAATGAGAATGGTAATAAACTAGATCATACTCCTGGTAAACACAATGAACTTTGTGGTACAAATCTTGTCAAAGGTACTAGTAATACAAATGCTCCAAATGAGGCAGTAGCAAAGGCAATAGTTGCTAGACATGGAGATATAGTTATGGTTGCAGAGCATGGAAATATAAAATTAAAGGCAGAAAATATTTGGATTGAAACGAGTGCAACTGGAAATAAAGGTAATTTTTTAGTAAATGCTAATGGGCACATTGCAATGACTGCTGGTCAAAAAGCAACTTTTGCTGGAACGAAAATTTGTATGATAGGTAGGGATAATATTACTTTAAGCTCAGTTGGTAGTATAGATGCCTTTTGTAGTGATTTAAATAAATCATCCCCATTGAATAGTATTGTTGATATTTTTACAAATATGAGTCTAGCAAGTTTATTGAAATTAGTTGATAAAGATTGTGGTAGTCAAACTTTAATTTAGGGTATAATATGTCATTAGATAAAGAAAATTTTAATAGTACAGATGTTTACAATCCTATTTTAGGAAGTGCTATAGAAGTACCTAGAATGTTCTGGAAACCAGGAACAGCAGCTTCTTATAATCAACATGTTGGTAAAACATCAGTAACGGGACTATGGCAAGGAGTTTTAATGGCAGGAATGAATCCTGATTCTCCTTTCTCTTATCTTGGTTCTCCTGGTAATATAAATTTGCATTGGCCATCTATTACTACTTACTTTGGTCAACATACTGTAATTGGTAGATCTACTGTTCTTGGAATAGAATTTCGAACTTCTGTTGCTGCAAATACTATAACTTCTCCTGGTCCTACTACAATAACAGGATCATTTGTTACTGTAGCCGCAAAAACTGCAACTATATCTGGTATGAATGTCAATATCGTTGCTCCTCCTGCAACTATAATGATTGGTGGTAGAAATTGGTTAGCTGATACTATAAAGTGGGATGCTAAAAAGTCATTTGATATTCCTCATCCATCAAAGGCAAATCATCGTCTAAGATATATTTGTACAGAATCACCAAAAGCAGATGTATATGTAAGAGGGAGACTTAAAGACTCTAATATAATTAAATTGCCAGATTATTGGAAAGATTTAGTTGATTCAGATAGTATTACTGTACAATTACAACCCATTGGTTCTAGACATTTTCATCTTAATATAGAGAAATTTGATAATAAAGAAATACATGTAAAAGAATCTGATGATAAACCTATTGATTGTTTTTATCATGTATATGGAGAAAGAAAAGATACTGATGTTAATATACCAGAGTATGAGGGCTTGACATCAGATGACTATCCAGGAGATAATAAAGAGTATAATATAAACATTTGATATGAAAATCCATGAAGTTTTTCCTACACTGATTTGTCA